ACCTTGATCCGCTTCGCCAGCGGGTGGGGCCGCAGTTCGCGCTTCCCGAAGGTCATCGTCCCGAGCGAGCCGGTCGCCAGTTCGCTCGTCCAGTCGGCATCGGCCGGGTCCGCGTCGAGGGTCGGCGCGCCGAGGGCCGCCGCCTGCGTCACGGTGAACTTGGTGGCCTTCTGCCGCATGAAGACCATGTCGTCCACGGCCTTGATCAGGACGTTGACGAACTCCTCGGGGGCGACCAGGGCGCCGCCCTGGGTGAACACGTCCATCTGGAGCGTGTTCCGGACTTCCTGGGAGAGGATCGACACCGCCACCGGCCCGTCGAGCAGGTAGTTGCGGAAGACGTCCCGGTACTGCTTCGACTGGAGCGGGTTCGCGATGGGCTGGGCCGCGGTCTCGCGCACCTGTGGCCGCACCCCGGAATCCGTGGTCCGCGACTCGACGTCGCGCTTGATGGCCTCGAGCCGATCTTCGCGGCGGATCTGCTCCCCGATCTGCTCCTGCTCCTTGTCGAGCTTGTCGAATTCCTGGAGCTCCTCGGCGGTCATGTCCCTCTTCTCGGCGTCGGCCTTGTCGCGGATCTTCTGGAGTGCCTCGATATGCTGCCCTCGGAGTTGGCGCTTCTCGGCGGGTGTCATGAAAATCCTCCCCAGGCCGGGGAGAAACGACAAAAGGCGCAAGGCTCCCCGGCCCCAGATGTGTTCTGGAGCCACCGGAGCCTCGCGCCCTCAGCGAAGGCGGGCTATCTCCGCGTCGGTCGTCCGTCCCTCAGCGAGGGGGTGCGACCGCGCCCTTCCAAGTCGGACCGCAGCCTACGACAGACTGTCGGTGTGTGTCAACTTTTCTTCAGCAGTTCCGCGAGACGCATGCGGCGCTTGGCCGTCTCCAGCTTCCAGTCCGGATCCTGCTGGTGCGCCAAGGACTCGGCCAGAGACCGCAGCGCCACCTCGGTTTTCGGATAGGCCGGCATCGACGTGATGGAGACGTCATGGACGTCCACGGCGATGAGTTCGCGCACTTGCGGCGACTGCGTGTGATCCCACTTGTCGGCGCGTGTGACGAAGCCGAAGGACATCGCCTGAAGATTCCCCGCCCGGACGTTCGCCATCGCATCCCGCGCGATGCTGGTGTCTGCCGGCAGGATCTCCACCCGGAGTCCCTTCTCGTCCTCGGCCAGCGTCAGCGTCCCGCGACTCCAGCGCCCGAGGATGGCCTTCGGGTCGTGCTCGACGAGCGCCACGACGTCTCGCTTGGCGGCCAATGACGCCGCAAACGCGCCCGGTCGAACGTACTCCACGAAGCCCCCCGACACGCCGGCGAGCGTTTCGGATCGGCTATTGAAGACAGCCGCATACCCCACGAACCGCGGCGGCTGGCCGGGCTCCGCGCGCACCTCGATGCCCGGCGTGGTCCACACTTCGCGCTCGCTCATGACGTCCTCCCCTTCAGCGTTCCCGCCGCCAAGCCGACCAGATCCGCCACAGCAGCGCCGTTCCACGCCTCCGCGGCCACAGCCCCTTCCGCCAGAAGCCGGGCGCGGTGATCGTTCGTATAGTGCCGGGCCTGATCCACGGAGACGTGGAGCGCCTCGGCCAGGAACATGGCTTGCTTCCCGTAGAACTCATCGACCCACTCGCGCCAGGCCGTCCCATCGGTCGCGTGCCGCTCCGCTGCCTTCCGCACCGCGTCGACCTCATGGCTCACCGACCGGGTTGCCGTGTCGGTCAAGATCAGCGCGAGCAGGCGGTCCGCCGGATCCATGGTCGCCGGCATATCCGACGGCATGTCAGGCGCAGGTGCCCCGGGGGCAGGATCCGGCGCCACCTGCTTGTCGATGATCTCGTCGATCCGGGAGGCCGGCGCCATGTTCGTCGGAATCAGGTAGACCTCGCCCTGCCCGTCCGGCAGCGGGTTCATGTCTTCGAGATCCCGGACGTCATCGGCCGACAGCCAGCCCCAATTGCGGCCCACGGCATACGCCGAGAAGCGCGTCTGGACATCGCCTCGGAGAATCGCGTTGACGACGTGCTTGCACTTCTGGTTCCCGTACTCGAGAGGCGCGATTAGCTTGCGGTTGCACTCCTGCTCCCAGCGGGTGAGCCAGCGGCGCAGGCAGCTCTGCACGTAGTCGATCTGCTGGTTTTCGATGTTGGAGAACGTCGCGCGCTCGAGGTCGCCGATCTTGTGCGGGGGAATGCCGAACCACCGCGCAATCTCCGTCACCTGGAATTTTCTGGTTTCCAGGAATTCGGCATCCTTGAGCGGCATGGAGCCCTGTTTGAATTCCATGCCCTCTTCGAGAATCCGATAGCCGCCCCGTTTGCCGCGCGCCGTATCCGCGTCGATCGATTCCTTGAGGTGCTTAATGGCCAAATCGCCCAGCGCCTTCGGATGCTGGAAATACCCCGAGTAGAGGGCGCCATTCGCAAAGGTCTCATTCCCGAGGCGCTCCGACGCGAGCTGCATGCCGATCGACTCGCGCGCGTACCCCACCACGGACTAGCCCGTGATCCCATCGAACCCGAGACCCTTGAGGTGAAACACCCGGCTCGCCGGGAGCACCACCTGGCGCCCATCGGGCGTCACCACGCGATACTCCAGCTCACTGCCCGGCAGCCGCCGGAATGGCGTCACCAGATTCGGCGCAATCGGCCGGAGTGCCTGAATCTGGTCGATCTCATTGCGGATGATCTCGGCGTAGGCGTTGCCCCAGAGGAGCACGTGCGCCTGCATGGTCTCGCGCCCGGACATGGCGGACATTTCCGGGTTGAATTCGTCGTGCAGGATGCGGTAGAGCCGGCTCCAGTACATCGGCTCTTTCGAGCGCCCCTCGACCTTGTAATGCACAAACGGGAGGCTTGCGACGTCGCCCGCGATACACTGGACGGCGGCCCACACGGCCGAGCAATTCAACGCGGTATTTTCGGAGACCCATTCGCCGGTGCTCGTCACTTGCCCCCCACCAAAGTACGCGACAAGCCCGGGGTTCGTGAGGCTCAACGGGGGAAAGACCGTGCGGTACGCCTTGGTCAGCCAGGACCGCACTTCGCTGATCATCGGATGATCAGCAGCCCGCCGCGCTCATACTTGGACGCGCCCGGGTCCACGGCGGCCCGCGCGAGGGCCGTGATAATCGCGGCGATCCCGTCGATCCGCTCCGTGCTCTTTTTCTTGTCGGCCTTGTAGTTTCCCTCGCCGTCGAGCCGGACCACGACGTTCGCCGCATTCCACGCGAGCACCGGATGCCCGCCGTGGCGGATCTTGCCGGTCTTGACGAGCTGCTCAAGCTGCTTCGTGGGGGCCGACACCGAGCCGATCGCCTGGCTGATCTCCACGCACGTCGCGCCGTCGTCGGTGAGATCCGCCGCCAGTGCCTTGGCGTTCCACGGATCGAGGTTGATCTCCTGGAGGCGATACCGGGCCGCCTGCGTTTTCACCCACGCGCGGATAAAGCCGTAGTCGACGACGTTGCCGGGGGTCAGCGTCAGCGCGCCGATCCGCTGCCACTGGTCATACGGCACCCGGTCGCGGGTCACGCGGTCGCGCAGGTTCTCCTCCGGCAGCCAGAAATGCATCACCACGTCCACCCAGCCCAGATCGTCGGGACACACGACGGCGGCTGCGGTGAGGTCGTGATTGCTGGACAGATCCAATCCCAGCCACGCGCGACGGCCGGCGCAGGCGTCGGCCATCCGGTCCCACGACACCGGGCCGGCACAGGCCGCCCACGCCGCCCCGTCGAGCCAGCGGGTCTCCGATTCTGTCCACTGGTTCAGATACAGCCGGCGGAAGGTGTTCTGCAGTGCCGGAATGCCCTCGGCCTTGTGGGCAAACGCCCGCATCTCCGCCAGCGACCGGAAGTCTCCGAGTGCCGGGTTGGCGATATGCCACACCCGCTCATCGCGCCAGTCCGCGTCATCCGGCGCCTTGTAGATAATCGGGAGGAACGTGGGATCCTCGAGCACTCCCGCGAGGAGCTTCTCCGCGTAGTCGTGGAGTTCCCAGCAGATCGAGTGCTTGTCAAACCCCGCCGTGGTGATCACCAGCGTGAGCGGCTGCCGGCGGGCGCCCGTCGACGTCGTCAGGACGTCCCACAGGTCACGGTTTGGCGCCGCGTGGAGCTCGTCGTACACGATGCCGTGCGCGTTATAGCCATGGGCGCTCGGCGCATCGCCGGGAATGGCCCGGTAGAGGCTCCCGCTCGCGGGATGCAGGATGCGCCGCTGGCTCCGGATGATCTCCACGAGGCTGTTCAGCTCCCGGTCGTTCCGCACCATGGTCTCGGCGGCATGGAAGACGAGCGACGCTTGGTCTCGGTCGACGGCGGCGCCGTA